CAAGAGTAGAATCGATTTACCAATCGGGTCTCAGGCAGAGATGTAAAATTTACTACTGTAGTAATGCCCGTCTCTTGTTGGTAATACAGAAACCCAACCTCCCACTTTACTAAATAAACTACGATGACCTTTAATGGCACTTTCGATAGAAACTTCAAGAGCTAAAAGACTCGTAAGACTACTTAAAAGGTTAATTGCTCAAGACCATCTCTACACAGATGAGCAAATCAAAGATATGAAAAAACAACTCAGAGTTGTTGAAGAAGAAGTTAATAATCTAAACAAGACAATTAAAAAAGGATTCAAATGACTGTAAAACTAGTAAGCGTTACTCCTGATGCAGAAAAAACTATGGCATATATTGCCAGAGTTTCAAATCCCAAGAATCAGGATAATGAAAATTTCTCAGGATTACTTCGTTATTGTATTAAGCATAATCATTGGTCTGTATTTGAACAATCTTCATTAACTCTTGAAATTGAAACAACTAGAGCTATTGCTGCTCAGATACTTAGACATCGTAGTTTCACATTCCAAGAGTTTTCACAAAGATATGCTGATACAAATCTAATATCTACTGATATACCTTTACCAGAACTTAGAAGACAAGATACAAAAAATCGTCAAAATAGCATTGATGATTTGGATGATTTTACTGTTCAGAAATTAGAATTACAGATGAGAACTTTATTTCATTCTGCACAAGCATTATATACTCAAATGCTAGAGTCTGGTGTTGCAAAAGAATGTGCTAGAATGGTATTGCCACTTTGCACTCCTACAAGAATCTATATGACAGGATCTTGCCGTTCATGGATACATTATATAAACTTACGTTCTGCACATGGAACACAGAAAGAACATATGGACATTGCAGAAGCATGTCGCACCGTATTTATTGAGCAGTTTCCTATCGTTTCAGAGGCTCTGGAGTGGGTCTAAATAATTTTATCTAACTTAATACTATGGCAAATTATCCTGTTGTTAACACCAAAACTGGTGAACAAAAAGAGGTATCAATGAGTGTCCATGATTGGGACAAGTGGTGCGATGATAATCCTGATTGGAAGAGAGATTATTCTGATCCATCTACACTTCCCGGTGTTGGAGAGGTTGGGGAATGGAAAGATAAACTTAGAAAGAAAAATCCGGGATGGAATGAAGTTTTGGAAAAATCAAGAAGGTCGATACCAAAAAGTAGAAGGTCAGATCCAAATTTAGTACAAAAACTCTAATGCCACGTAAAAAGAGAACGTCTGATCAACCGATTGGGGTTGGTTTGACGACTAAACAATTAAAAAGAAAAAGACCTGTAAATGGTGAATATTTAATTGATATAGAACCACTTACAGATAATCAAAAAAGATTATTTGAATCTTATAAGGATAAGCATGTAATCGCATATGGTGCAGCTGGAACTGGTAAGACTTTCATTACTTTATATAATGCATTATGTGATGTGATGGATGAATCAACACCATATGAGAGGATTTACCTTGTAAGATCATTAGTTGCTTGTAGGGAGATTGGTTTTCTTCCCGGAGATCATGAAGATAAAGCTGATATCTATCAGATTCCATATAAGAATATGGTGAAGTATATGTTTCAGATGCCATCTGATGCAGACTTTGAAATGTTATATGGAAATCTTAAATCACAAGACACGATTAAGTTTTGGAGCACCTCTTTTTTAAGAGGAACAACACTTGATAATTGTATTGTTTTAGTTGATGAATTCCAAAACTTGAATTTTCACGAACTTGATAGTATAATAACAAGAGTTGGTGAAAACAGTAAAATTTGTTTTTGTGGTGATGCTACTCAAACTGATTTACAAAAAACCAACGAACGAAATGGAATCGTTGATTTCATGAAGATAGTCCGAACTATGCCATCATTTGATATTATTGAATTTGGTATTGATGATATAATTAGGTCAGGACTTGTCAAAGAGTATCTCATTGCCAAAATGCAACTAGGAATGTAATGTTTAATCATGTAGATATTGATCTCCCTAAACTCTCTAGGGAAACCGTTGATGGAGTTCGTTATTATTCTGTTCCAGATGATGATGAATTATTGAAACTAGTTTCAATTACTTCAGTTACAAGTCACTTTAATAAAGAGATTTTTGTAAACTGGAGGAAAAAAGTTGGTAATGAGCAAGCAGATCGCATCACAAAGGCTGCTACTACTCGTGGAACGTCATATCATGAACTGACGGAAAACTTTCTTTTAAATAAGGAACTTCCTGAAGGACTACCTATTTCTGAGTTTTTATTTAAAATATCAAAATCCAAACTCAGAAATATAAACAACATTCACTCATTAGAGGGGTCACTTTACAGTAAACAATTAGGTATTGCCGGAACTGTTGACTGTATTGCTGAATATGAAGGTGAATTGTCCATCATTGATTTTAAAACATCAGCAAAACCAAAACCCAGAGAGTGGATCGAGCATTACTTTGTCCAAGCAATGGCATATGGTTGTATGCTCTATGAACTAACTGGTATATCTGTTAAAAAATTAGTAATTATCATGTCCTGTGAAAATGGAGAGTGTGTTGTTTATGAAGAATATGACAAGTCAAAGTACATCAAACTTCTCGGAAAGTATATTAGGAAGTTTGTTCAAGATAAATTGGAACTCTATGGAACCTAATAAAGAACTAGAGAAGGCCATTGAGAAGAAGTTTCTGACTCCACAAAAGTTTGCCCTTGAAATCGAAAAAATAGTTGCAGAAGAGGAATTCAATTACATTGATGCCATCTGTTACTATTGCGAAATCAACAATCTTGAGATAGAATCAGTAACGAAACTCATTTCCAAATCTCTAAAAGAGAGATTGAAGTGGGACGCAACCCGTCTCAATTTTATGAAAAAAACTACTCGTGCTAGACTACCTTTGTAATGAAAAAAGCAGAATTGATTCATTGGAGGTTACAAGCAATACTCCGGGAAAACCATATGCCAGATCTTGAATATCTAGGTGTAAGACCCGATAGTATTGGAATACCTCAACATTGGTATAGAATTGGTGGAGCAGAAGTTCCAGTTGATTCTATTACTGAACTTGATAGTGAAGAAACTCCAGATGATGAGGATTTTGATGAAAGTGACACCTTTTGAGACCTATCAAACATATCTTTCGATAAAGAATCATTTCTCAAATCCGAGATATGATTACTTTAAATATGGAGGAAGGTCAAGAGCCAAAATTGCTGCCTTCAATAAAAGGAAGGACAAGTACTGGTTTGAAAAAACTTCGAGAAAATATCCAGACAGGGAGATTGTAGATTTTCTTGTTTCAAACTTTGTGGAGACAGATAATCCACAAAGTCTATGGATAGGTGAAATTATTAATTCTGGTGAACGTAATTATTCAGAGTGGTCAAGAAAACAACAAAGTCTTGGTTACATTTTTAAAGAACAGATTACACAACTGTTTGATGAATATGAACTAGATGAGTTGTTTGATTGTTGCAATGGTCATCCAGTTATTTTAAAACAATATCTGGGTGGTTTCATTGATCTTGAAATTTTGGTCATACTCGAAAAGGTCTTTGACTTCTGTAAAAAGTTTGATTCTAAACTTACAGATCCAGTATGGGAAACCGTAAGTCTTAAGATTAAAAAGTATGATCCTTTCATAAATATTAATGTGTTTCAATATAAAAAAGTTTTACGAGAGATAGTCAATGAGTGATTTTTTCGATTCTGAATTAGTTCAAGAAGAACTAAACTACATCAATGAATTGCAACAGAGAATCTTTGGCGCAACGATGAAATACCCATCTATGTCCCGTGATGACAAATTGCAACACGTTGAGTGGCTAACCGAGTTAATGGAAAAACAGAAGGTCATGTATACAAGACTTGCCCTATCTGAAGATCCAGAGGCAAAGAAAATTTTAAAAAATTTACGATCCTCTGTTCAAATGTTGGGGTTTTCCCCAGATATGGATATGAATCTTTTTTGGGATAGTGTCAATAAAACGATACAAACCCTAAGACTTGATATTGACCGATAGTCCTTAATTTGTTATAATAAATCCAATCCAACGAAATCTAACTAAATCCGAGGTAATCCAAATGTCGTTTGCTGATTTAAAGAAGCAATCAAAACTAGGCTCACTAACTGCTAAGTTAGTTAAAGAAGTCGAGAAGATGAACAACAACGGTGCATCAGGTGATGAC